GAAGGAAAATATATTAAATGAATTAGGTATAGACTTAAATGAAGGATCAGTTATGAACAACTCAGCGAAAGCTATTAAAAAAATCATTGATTCTTCAGAGGGAAAACAATATAATTTTAAATTACAAACTGCAAATAATAGGTTAGGTAATTTAGATAAAATATCTAAAGAAGAATTTTTAAATATACTTAACTCAGTATTCCCAAATGTTCCTATTAAAGTTCATGCTCCAGGTGAAGGACCAAACGTTAAACCTAAAGGTAGTTCTAAATTCAATATGTATGAATTCACTACTGAAGACGGTAATGTTCAAATTATACTATCTGGTGGAGCAAATGAAGGAGAAAAATATGAACAATCATTTACTAGTGATTTAAAAGCGTCAGCTGGTAAATCTTTAGAAGATATTGAAAATGAAAATGTTAAAAAATTATTCAAATCATTAAATATTAATCCTAAAAATTTAACACCAGAAGATATTGACTTTGCAGGTACAGCTGACACAAAACGATCTCTTAGTTTTACTAATTTAGAGAATATTGGTAAAAAAATAGCTGATGTTATTATAAATTATAAAGGTAAAGAATATTATATATCATTAAAAAATATATCTGGACATACTTTTTATAATGGAGGTAATGTTCCATTTATAGTATTTGATAAAAATAGTAAAGTAATCTTTGATAAATCTAAATATAATAATAATGAAATAATCAAAACATTGTTTGAAATATTTAACATAGATATTAATAAAGTAACCCAAGGATTAAATGAATATATAGCTGGAGAAGGTGATATTCCTAATAGTTTTGAACCAGTTAATAATGTTAATATTAACGCTATTAAAAATATGATAACATCAGGTTTTGGATATGGTTACTATTATGTTAAAGAAAAAAAAGATGGTTTAAGTATAATACCTCTTTTAACACAAGAAGACGCATATAAAGCTATAGGAGATATATCATCTGCTTCTATAAAATACCCTAATTCTGAAACAAAATCTCTAACTATTAAAGTACCTTTAGATAGTGAAATATTTGGAAAAGTAGATTGTTTGATAGAAATAAGAAATACAACAGGTAATGTTTTACCATTGTCTCTTAAAATAAAAACTAACAAATAATATTTATTACCATGAATAACATCAAAAAAATAATTAAAGAAATTATACAACAACGTAATCTTAAAAAAGATTGTGGTTGTGGATGTAATGGTAAATGTGGAAAAAATGAGGCACCAATGTTAAATGAAAATTTAACACACAAGTCTTTAATTAGTGAACACATGCAATATCATATTGATAATAAATTGGCTCTTACCGAAAATACATTTCGTTATGGATCTACATCATTCCTTAATTTATGGAAAGAAGCCAGAAAATTATACTCACGCAACTTACTTGAAGTATCAGGTTTAGATAAAGATATAATAGTTGAAACTAATTTAGGTGAATACGGTATATATGAAGGTCAAGAAGTACCATTAGATTTACCTATGATTGAAGAAGGTCAAATGTTAGATAACTATGAAGTTGATTTTTTTCATACTAAAGCTAATGTATATGCTAATATAGAAATACCTAGTGAAAATCCAACATTTGAAGATGATCTTCAAATAAAAGGAATAGGTAAAACTGAAGAAGAAGCATTTGAAGATTTAAAACAAAATTACAATAATTACAAGAAAACAGGAATAAATGAAGCTGAGTATGATTTCAATATCAATAAGGTATGGGATTTTATAGAATCACGACCATTTAATAATCCTAATTATATGCCCAAATTTAGCACAGCTAAAGAAATATGGGATGAATGGGGAGATAAAGAAAAACAATTATATAGTGATTTCCAATGGGAAGATAAATATAATGGTCAATTACACCCTAAAGAAAAAGCTAATCTTCAACGTAGAAAAAATTATGATACTTTAGCAGGAATAAACGAAGCTGAATACCAAGGTAAAGATGTTCAACTTAATAAACCTAAACGTGGTGGATCTAAAAAATTCTATGTTTATGTAATGGATCCTAAAACTAAACGTGTTAAAAAAGTATCATTTGGAGCTGCAGGTGGAGGTCAAAACTTAGCAGTTAAAATTAGAGATCCTAAAGCACGTAGAGCATTCGCTTCACGTCAAAACTGTGATAAGAAAAAAGACAGAACAAAACCCGGTTACTGGAGTTGTAACATAGGCAGATATTGGAAATCATTAGGTGGCGGTTCAAATTTTAGCGGATATTGGTAAAATATAAATAACATGAAAAAATCAGAATTAAAAAATATTATTAGAGAAGAAATATCTAAAGTATTAAATGAATCTTATTATGCATATTTAGGTGGTAACACTAATTACACAGATGAAGAAATGCGTCGAAATATAATTGATAAAGAGTTTGGTAAAGATAATTACAATGCATATATTATGTTTGATGAAACTGCTCCAAAAGGACAGTATGATGCGATGAAAGCTAAATATGCAAAGGACACATCTAACTGGGAAGTACTTTGGAGGTCACAATCGTATCAATCTGAAGCTGTTCTTTCACCTGATAAAAAAGTCATCAAAGCTAAGGTATTTGGTAAAGGAGGAATTATAGGAGCACTTTATATAAAAAAATAAAAATACTATAGAATATACATACAACAAATAACATGAAACTATCAGAATTAAAACAACATATTAAAGAAGAATATTCATCAGCTTCAAAACTGTATGAAATCGATGGTATCATAGTTATTGATACTGACGTAGCATTCCATAAACAAATTATGTCAGATATTCGTGCTATTAAAGGTGTAACAATTGTTAAAGATTATATTTATGAACCAGTAGGTGCTGCTGAAAATAGAGGATATGCTGAGTTAAGTATTAAAATAGATCCATCACCATTTGAAAATAGTGATCCTAAAGTTATTACTAATACCGTAATTAGAGATATTAAAGCAACTAAAGGTGTACGCGCGTTTAAATTAAAACAAGGACCTAGTCTAACCACAGTATAATGGATTTACGTAAATTAGTTAAAGAAGTATTAAACGAACAGAAAGCAAAACGTGACAGATGTTTACGTATTGCTGACCGTAAGTTTGATAAACCATCTGCTTATAAATCAGGTGCTGTAGTTAGATGCCGTCAAGGTAAAATATGGAAAGGCCTAAAAGAAGACGAATCACTTCATAAATGGTTTAAACGTCAAGGTACACCAGGTAAAGAAGGTGGATGGGTAGATTGTAATACTTGTAGAGACGGTAAATGTAAAGCATGTGGTAGAAAAAAAGGTGAAAAACGTGCTAAATACCCTTCATGCCGTCCAACACCAGCACAATGTAAACAACCAGGTAAAGGTAAAAAATGGGGGAAAACAAAATGATTAAGTTAATAGATTTATTAATTGAAATAGGTGTAGATCTATCTAATTATAAAGGACAGATATTAAAAGGAGATGTTGTCCGAGCACCTAAAAATTTTCCATTAAGTGGAGAAAAACTTGATAAATCATTATCCCTTAAAGTGACTAAGATATCTAGAGAAGGTGTTAATAGATATAAATTATCTTTAGAAGATACTAAAACAGGTAAAAAATATACAATTAGAAACTATCAAATGGATGGTGAGTATAAAGGTAAAAAATTACCTAAATGGGGTTTGGTAAGAAAATCTAAAGAAAATACTAAAGAAGCATCTAATCCACAAGCAGGAACAGCCATACCTTATGGATCAGGATTTGCTCCTGTAAAAGAAACTAAAAGAATACCTCGTAAATCAGGTCAACCTGCTAAATCAAGTAAACATTCTGATCTTTATACAGATGAAGATCCTAAAGGAACTATTACTGGTTTAGGTTTTAAAGATGCTGCTACAGCTAAACAAGGTATATCTAAAATAAATAAAGCTAAAACAACTCATGCTCATAAAGTACAAGCCACTTTAGTGATGAAACAAAGAGCAAAAGTAGCTATAGAAAGAACTAAAGATCCTGAAAAGAAAAAGAAATTAAAATCTGCTTATCAGATTTGGTCTAAAAAATTAGAACAATTAAAGCGTAAAACTAAACGATTAAAAAATGATTAAATTAACAGATATATTAAAAGAAGTATCTAAAGAAAAAATTCAACGTTTAGAAAAAACAAACAATGAGCAAAAACAAGATATAAAATTTAAAGTACCAAAATTAAATTATTCATATACTTCTCTTCAACCTTATATAGATAAGGAAACTATGGAAGAACATTTTGATAAACATTTTAAAGGATACACAGATAAACTTAATGCTGAATTAGATAAAAAATCTATCAGAGTAAATGCTGAAAATCAAACCCAAGCTATTCAAATAATATTAGGTAAATATTCTAAAAATGATATTATTAGAAATAATGGTGGTGGTTTTTATAATCATGTCTTATATTTTGAAAACATTACACCCGACTATAAGGCACCTTCAACTAAATTTAAAAAAATGTTGGAGGAAAATTTTAACTCGTTTTCTGAATTTAAAGAACAATTTAAAGAAGCTGGTTTAAAACAATTTGGTTCGGGTTGGGTATTTTTAATTAAAAAAGGAAATAAATTAGTTATAAAATCTTATGCTAATCAAGATAATCCATATTTAGATAAAGACTTTAAAGGTAAAATTCTAATTGCGATGGATGTTTGGGAACATGCTTATTATTTAAAACATAAATCTCAAAGAGGAAGTTATATTAATGATTTTTTTAGAGTAGTAGATTATAAAGTAGCAGAAGAAAGATTAGAATTATTAGATTAATAATAAATAAAAAATAATGTTAAACTCAGACATTCCTAGTTTTAAAGCACTAGTCCGCAAATCATATTTTACTAAAAATCCTAAAGACTCAAACGAGTTTTATAATGTATATGTTTTTGGACTTCAATCTTGCGCTGGGGTTATATTAACATTTCATGTTATGACAGACAATGGAATGGTTCGTTCTAGAGTTCCAATATCAGAAATTTATACAAAAGTCCCAACGAATGATATACCATTTAATTATAAACAACTTTGGGATTGTTTTAGTGAAAATGTATCTGTTACAACATATGATTTTTTAGCATTTCATAGAGCACAAGTTGTTTTAAGAGATGGTAGCAAAGTTTGGGGTACATATTTATTCACGGTAGATTGGTTTGATAATCCATATAGTGATGAGCCATCAGACTATAAATGTGGACACATATTTAAAGCAGATGATGGATATTTAATGTGTCAACCAAATAATAGATTATTTTGGAAGGATTCAAATTGGGTAACTAAAAAATTACCTGAAGATTTAAAACAATTTAAAGTAGATACTGAATTACCATCAGTTGAAAATCGGTCAGATAGATGGGTAACTGAAGATGGAGATTCATTTTATTATGATATAAATGAAACCATACACTGACATAGAAGTTACAGACAAATATATTATTCGCGAATTTAGCGAAAATGTAGATCCAATTGAATTATTATGGCATCGTGATGATGAAAACCGTGTTGTTGAAATATTAGGTGAGACAGATTGGAAACTACAACTTGACAATCAGTTGCCAACTTCTATAAATTCCCCAATATTTATATCAAGACACGAGTGGCATCGTGTTATTAAAGGAACAGGAACATTAAAATTGAAGATACATAAATCATGAAAAAACAAGTAATATAATATTTATAATTAGATTAAACTTACAGACTGATTCATTGCCAGTCGATTCTAAAAAAATATTGTGAAGTAGTGGCTCACCCTAAAAGGTGGGCTACCTTTATTTTGGCTTTAACACAAAATAATATTATTATATTATAATATGAATATATTTTATATTAATGAAGACCCAATTATAGCGGCGAGAGAATTAGCAGATGATCATATTCGTAAAATGCAAATTGAGTCTGCACAAATGTTGTGTACTACTTTTTGGCATTATGGTCGTTGGGCTCCATATAAAAAATGTCATTACAATCATCCATCAACTAAATGGACTAGAGAATCAAGTAGTCATTTTGATTGGCTATTAGAACATGGTTTAGAAATATGTGAAGAGTTTAGTAAACGTTATGGTAAACCACATGCCACTAAACAGACATTATTATGGTTACAAGTAAATAAAAGTGTTTTAAATGGATTATTTCCAACTAATTCTTTTACTCCTCCACCACAATGTATGCCTGATGAATATAAGGAATTAAATACTTTGGAAGCTTATAAAAAATTTTATATATTAGATAAAGTAGGTGTTAAAAAACTAAATTGGAATAAATTAAATAATAAACCAGAATGGATAAAATAGTAATCATAGGAGCAGGTGTAGCAGGTATTAATGCCGCTACCAAATTAGTAGACAATGGATACCCAGGTGAATTAATCACTATTATTGACAAAGGAAACGACCCACACAATCGTTTACCTGAGGAAGTAATGACAGGTATGTTAGGTGCTGGTGGATGGAGTGATGGTAAATTAACATACCATACAGCAATTGGTGGTCAATTATCAAAATATTGTGGTGAAGAAAAAGCAATGGATTTAATGAAACAAGTAGTAGATAACTTTACTCGTTTCCATCCTAAACCAGAAGAAATATTCTGTTCTGATCCACAGGAAGAACCTGAGTTTATTAAACCATATTTTGGATTACGTATGTTTCCTGTATGGCATATTGGATCTAATTTCCTTCACGAGATCGCTAAATCATGGTATCAATACTTGTTAGATAAAGGTGTTGAATTTCATTGGGGAACTGAAATAATTAAAATTGATTTTGACAATGATGGTGATCCTTTATTTACTGGAGGAACATGCTATGGTAAATGGATAGATGAAAATGGAGAACATTTCGATACTCATCATTATGATACTCTTATATTCGCTGTAGGCAAATCAGGTATTGATTTTGCTCAAAAATTGTCAGATGATTATAAATTACCTACAGAACCAAAATCAGTACAAATTGGAGTTCGATTTGAAGCACCACAAAAATACTTCCAGAAATTAATTGATGTATCATATGATTTTAAGCTTTATCAAAAGTTTGACAATGTATCATTACGCTCATTCTGCACTAACAATAATGCAGCTTATGTAGCAGTAGAAGAAACATATGGTGATATTACATACAATGGTCATGCTAAGAAAGGTGAAGAATTTAGAAACGATATGACTAACTTTGGTATCTTAATGGAAATCAAAGGTATTGAAAATCCATTTGAATGGTCAAGAGATGTTGTTAATAAACTACAAGTTGATGGTAAAGGATTATATTACTCACCTAACAACACACGCACTCCAGGTATAACATCAGAAGGTAATATTGTAAGTGCTTATCAAATAGATGATTTAGAAGACTTTGATAAAGTATTAGGTAAATACGCTAACTATATTATTAATTTTATTGAAAATATGGATGAAGTATTTGGATTTGGTGATGATTTTGGAATTTATATACCTGAAGTAAAATATCTTTCACCAGAACCTCTTGTTAACTATAAAAACTTAGCATTAACTGATTATCCAAATGTACATTTTGTTGGTGATGCTTTAAGTGCTCGCGGAATTACAGTGTCAGGAGCGCAAGGAATATATGTTGCTGAATATTTATTGACAAAATAAGGTAATGGCTAAAATTGTACTATTAAGTTGTACTAAATCTAAATTAGATCATGAGGCACCAGCCCAAGAACTATATTCAGCTTCACCTATGTTTCAAAAAACATTAGAGTATGGTAAGTCTCTTAAACCCGACAAAATGTATATTTTATCAGCTAAACATTATCTAGTACCACTTGATAAAAAATTAGCTCCATATGATAAAACATTAAAGGAAATGCCTAAAGATGAGAAAGAAACATGGGCTGAAGAAACATTTAAACAAATGAAATCAAAGGGTATCAACCCAGATAAAGATAATTTTATATTTTTAACAGGTAAAGAATATATGAAACCACTTACCAAATATATTCCTGAAGGAAATATTGAAATGCCATTAGAAGGAAAAAGATTTGGTGAACGTTTAAAATGGTTAAACAACCAAATTACTAAATTACAAGAAATAGTTAATAAAATAAAAACAATAATCTATGAAAATCTCAAAAGAGCAGTTAAATGAGTATATTAAGCTCTATCTAAATGATGTTGAAGATTACGGTGAAGATGATGAGTTAATTATAGCTGAAACAACATTATCTAAATTACAAAATAACTTAATTACTGAATCTGAGTTTGATGTACAGCAAGTGATAATGGAAGCTATTAATAAATCACAAACTAAGTCGAGAATAATTTTAAATGATTTTCTTACATATATAGAGAATATATAAAGTTTGGCCTCATTATTAGTTTTTGTTAATTTTATATTATAATATATTTTTATGACAAAAACTGAATTTCCTCAATCAAAGATGTACACCAAACCTGATGGTACTGTAATGTATTTATGGGACAAGAAGTTACATAACTGGGATGGCCCAGCATTAATACCTGAAGGTGATATTAAAAAACGTGAATATTATTTATATGGTATCCAATATTCTGAAAAAGAATGGAAAGCACGTAAAAAACAATTAGTAGGATTACCATTTTACAAAATGCCAGGAACAAAAGCAAGAACATAATATGAAAATAGGTTTATGTGGAACAATGAGTGTAGGCAAGACTACACTTGTTAATGCTCTTAAAGAATTAGAGCAATTTAAAGATTATAAAACTGCTACTGAACGTAGTAAATATTTAAGTGAGTTAGGTATACCATTAAATACTGACTCTACATTACCAGGACAGTTTATATTCATGGCTGAACGAGCTAGTGAATTATTGCAGGAAAATATTATTACTGATAGAACAGTATATGATGTATGTGCATTTACATTTAGTGCTAAATCAATTGAATTTTCTCAAAAAGAAACATTTGTTAAGGCAGCTATACCATTAATTAAAATGTATGACATTATATTTTATGTGTCACATGAAGGTGTTGAAATTGAAGATAATGGTGTTAGAACAACTGATCCTGACTATCGTATGAAAATAGATATGGTTATACAAGCTATGTTAAATGAATACCCTCCTAATAGATTAGTAAAAATATCAGGAACTACTGAGGAACGTATAGCAAAAATCATTGAAACACTAAACTCATAATATTTATACATAAACAACATTGATGAAAGATTATTACAATGAGTTAAAAAACTATTTAACCAAAATAGGATTTGATGGACCTCTAGATAAACTAGAAAAAATTAAAAATAATCCAATCGAAGTAATTAAAATGTATAACATGTATATGAAACAAAATAAACTAAGAGAAATTATTCGTGAAGAATTAGACGCGGTATTAGATGAAATGGCCCGTGCTAAAGTAATTTACACTGTTAAAGATAAACCATCACTTGAAAAAGTAGTTGATGCTGCTAAAGGTAACACTAAAATGGCGTTACAATATCTTTTAGATAAAGGTGAAATGGCTATAGCTGATTTAGCTAAAGAATTAAAGAAAGATCCAGCTGCATTTAACAACCCAGGCTTCAGAAAATTAATGGCTGATTTGTCTGATAGAAATGTAGTGGCTACATCCGCCGGAGCATCAAGTACTCCCGCCCCTAAAGTAACTCCAACTCCTAAAATGGCTAAAGTTACAGCTCCATCAGGTGACGAAGAAGATTTTGAAAAAGAAGCACCATCAGAAAAAGATGTTGCAGCTGGTGAAAAAGAATTTGGTGATATTGGAGCTGAAAAATTAGCAGGTGAAGAAAAAGTTAAATTTGAAAAATTAAACACTGCTATTAAAAATAAAGTAGCTAAACTTGAAAAAATGTCTGCTAAGGACAGAGCTAAATCACCAGACTTAGCTGTAGTAAAACAAATTATTAACAAACCTGAGGTTAAAAAATTATTTAAAGCCAAAGGTATTGATGTAATGGACTTAGTAAGTTCAGTTATTTCTTAATTTTGAAATTAAAAATAGAATATATTATCATAGCCCTACTTGTCGTTGCTTTATTTTTGCAACGACAATGTTCTTCTCCTGATGTAGTTGAAAAAGTAACAACTGAAATCAAATATGATACTATCAATAAACAAACCTCAGTATATGTTCCTAAATGGAATACTCGCACTGAGGTAAACATAGATACTTTCCTTTCTCCTGTAGATAGCTTGGCTATATTAAAAGAATTTTATACCTTATATAACTACATAGATACAGTAGGAACAGATAGTGTTAAGATTGTTATTAATGATAGTGTAACAACAAATAAAATTATAGCTAGACAAGTAGATTATAAAGTGATATATCCAACAATAACTATAACCAAAGAAAAATTTGTGAAAGAAACACAATATTATTATGGTCTTAGTTTAGGAGGTAGTAAAGAAGGTTTTGATTATGTAGGTCCAGAACTTTTGTTAAAAACAAAAAGTGACAAAGTGTATGGCCTTGGTGTTGGCATCAATAACGACCTATCTCCAGTTATAAACTTTAGAACATACTGGAAAATAGGTAAGTAATGAGTCAAGACTTAAAAGAAATAATAAAACAAGAATATATAAAGTGTGCCCAAGACCCAGCACATTTTATGCGTAAATATTGTTATATTCAACATCCACAACGTGGTCGAATAATTTTTAATTTATATCCATTTCAAGGTAAAGTATTAAATTTATGGCGTGATAATCCATATTCTATAGTACTTAAATCACGTCAATTAGGTATTTCAACATTAACTGCTGGTTATTCTTTATGGTTAATGTTATTCCATAAAGATAAAAATATACTATGTTTAGCTACAACACAAGAAACAGCTAAAAATATGGTTACTAAGGTAAGATTTATGTTTGACAACTTGCCTTCTTGGTTAAAAATACCTTCAGTTGAAAATAATAGGTTAAGTTTAAAATTATCAAATGGCTCAACAATAAAAGCAAAATCATCAAATAGTGATGCCGCACGTTCAGAAGCAGTATCATTACTAATAATTGATGAGGCAGCATTTATTGATAATATAGATGAGACTTGGGCTTCTGCACAACAAACCTTAGCTACTGGTGGTGGCGCAATTGTATTATCTACACCTTATGGTACTGGTAATTGGTTTCATAAGATGTGGGTAGCAGCTGAATCATCAACTGATGATGGGTCAGGTAAAAAATTCTTACCTGTTAAATTACCTTGGTACGTTCACCCAGAACGAAATGAATTATGGAGAAAACAACAAGATGAATTGTTAGGTGATCCTAGATTAGCAGCCCAAGAATGTGATTGTGACTTTACTACATCAGGTGATGTTGTTTTTTATCATGAATTTTTAGAATTTTATGAGAAAACATATGTAAAAGAACCTATTGAAAGAAGAGGAGCAGATAAAAATCTTTGGATATGGGAACCAGTAGATTATTCTCGTCAATATATGGTTGTAGCTGACGTAGCTAGAGGAGATGGAAAAGACTATTCAGCCTTCCATGTTATAGATATTGAATCAAACACTCAAGTAGCTGAATTCAAAGGACAGCTTTCAACAACTGAATTCGGTCATTTATTAGTTGGTATAGCCTCAGAATATAATGAAGCATTATTAGTGATTGAAAATGCTAATATGGGATGGGCTACAATACAAACTGTAGTAGAAAGAGGATATAGAAACCTATATCATTCACCTAAAAGTGAGAAAGCAGAGGCTTCTACGTATTTTGATAAGTACGGAAACAATGACAATTTAACACCTGGTTTCACAAACTCATTAAAGACCAGACCTATGGTTATTAATAAGTTTAGAGAATATGTGAGTGAAAGAAGTGTTGTTTTTCAATCTAAACGATTAATAGAAGAGATGAAAGTATTTGTTTGGAAAAACGGAAGAGGTGAAGCACAAACAGGTTATAATGATGACTTGGTAATAAGTTTTGGTATTGGACTATATGTTAGAGATACAGCGTTACGTTTTAGTGAAAATGGAACTCAACTCTCAAAATCAATTTTAAATAGTTTTACAAAAACATCATATAATTCCGCTGTATATTCAGCTAATAACAACTATTCTCCCACTAAAAATTGGGATATGGATGTAAACGGTTCAAAAGAAAACATTAAATGGCTATTATAATATATTTATAAACATGGCAGATACTAGTATATTTACACGATTAAAACGATTATTTTCAACAGACGTTGTAATTAGAAACGTAGGTGGAAATGAATTAAAAGTAGTAGACGTTAACGCTATACAGCGTACTGGTGAAATTGAAACTAATTCATTATTAGATAGATTCAACAGAATTTACACTACATCACCAACCTCATTATATGGTTATCAACAAAACTTTAACTATCAAACATTACGTACTCAATTATACTCAGAATATGATGTAATGGATGGTGACGCTATTATAGCTTCAGCTTTAGATATTATAGCAGATGAATGTACACTTAAAAATGAACAAGGTGAAGTACTTCATATCAAATCTAGTGATGATGATATACAAAAAATATTGTATAACTTATTCTATGATGTATTCTC